AGAACTCCTGACCACGACCTTGTTTGTACTGAAGCTAGGCCCGGACGCTTACTCAGACAAAACTAGGTTCCCTAGCGGCCCATGGTGCAAAGAGGGTGATTTTATCCTCGTGCGCCCGCACGCTGGTACCCGTGTGAGAATACATGGGCAGGAGTTCCGCGTAATTAACGACGATTCTGTTGAAGCCGTAGTGGAAGACCCACGCGGTATTACCCGAGCATAGGAGGCGAAGATGGCCCAAGAAGAACACATGGAAGAATTTAAGCCGGGCAACCAGCCCGAGGTCGATACTGAAATCGAAATCGAAGAGCAGGAGCAGGAAGTCGATGCCCCGGAAGTCGAGATCGAAGACGATACTCCAGAGGAAGACCGTGGGCGCGAGCCTATGCCGAAGGAGATCGTAGAAGAACTCGAAGCTGACGAACTCGATGAGTACTCGGATAAGGTCAAGACCCGCCTCAAGCAGATGAAGAAGGTCTGGCATGACGAGCGCCGTGAGAAAGAGCGCGTTCTACGTGAGCAGCGTGAAGCCGTTGCCGCTACGCAGAAACTGCTGGAAGAAAACCGCAGGTTGAAGCAGACCCTGTCTAAGGGCGAGCAGGACTTGTTGGAGACTTACCGCAAAGCTGCTGAGTATGAACAAGAAGCAGCAAAACGGGCTTACCGTGAAGCATATGAAGCGGGCGACACAGACAAAGTTCTTGAAGCTCAAGAAATGCTGAATTCTGCTTCTTATAAAATGCAACAAATAAATAACTACCAACCGACTTTACAACAGCCGGAACAAGAGGTAGAATCGCCACAACAGGTACAGCAACCTCAATTGGACCAGAAAACTATTGCGTGGCAAGAGCGTAATAGTTGGTGGGGTTCAGATGACGAGATGACTGCGTCTGCACTTGGGCTTCACCAGAAGCTCGTTAGAGAACGTGGCCCACAATACGCGGGCACCGACGAATACTGGGACGCTATCGACAAAACGATGCGTCGTCGCTTTCCTGAATATTTCGGGGAAGCACTTGAAACGGGAACACGTGCAGCCAAGCCTGCTCCTGTCGTCGCTTCTGCCTCACGCAGCCGGTCCCCCAAAAAGATCGTGCTCAAACAATCTCAACTGGCAATCGCTAGAAAGTTGGGTTTGACCCCTGAGCAATACGCTAAGGAACTTATGAAGGTAGGGAAGTAACGACATGACACAGACTAGAATTTCACGTGAAACTGAAACTCGCGCTACGCGGGAACGTCCCAAAAGCTGGCAACCGGCATCTACTTTGCCCGAGCCAGATCGTGAACCCGGATACTCCTATCGGTGGATTCGAGTTTCATCTTTGGGGAAGGCCGACGCTCAGAACGTATCTAGAAAGATGCGCGAAGGGTGGGAGCCGGTTCGAATCGAAGAGCAGCCCAAGTTTGAGCTGCTGCGAGATGAGAACAGCCGTTTCAAGGACAACATCGAAGTCGCAGGATTGTTGCTCTGTAAGATTCCGACTGAGTTCATGGATCAACGCCGGGATTATTTCTCCGGCAAGAACAAAGCCCAGATGGATTCCGTAGACAACAACTTCATGCGAGAGAACGATGTCCGGATGCCGCTCTTTAACGAGAAACGCTCAACGACATCATTTGGCAAAGGCAGATAAGCTAGGAGCTTATTAATATGGCATATCCTTCTGTAGACGCCCCTTACGGGCTTCTGCCGGTCAACTTGATCGGTGGACAGGTGTTTGCCGGTGCTACTCGCCAGATTCCAATCGACTCGGGTTCAGCTACAGCTATTTTCTTTGGCGACGTGGTTAAGCTCAATTCGGACGGAACTCTGTCGAAAGACACTGGTACTGACGCCGCAACTCCGGTTGGTGTTTTCATGGGTTGTTCTTACACAGACGCAACCTTCGGAAAGACTTTCCGTCAATACTACCCCGGCGATGTAGTCGCTTCAGACATCAATGCAGTCGTATCTGATGACCCTGACGCACTCTACAAAGTCGCGGTTACTTCGTCGGGCACGACTATTGGCTACGTAAACCGCACTGCGGTTGGTAACAACGCTGTGCTTACTCAGAACGCTGGCAACACTGCCACCGGCAACTCTAAGGTCGCTATCGACGACACCACTGGCACGGATGCAACGTTCCCAGTGCGTATCATTGATGTCGTGCCTGAAACCCACACTGCTGGTAACCCCGGTTCTTACACCGAAGTTATCGTCAAGTGGAATGCCGGTATGCACCAGTACAACAACGCTACTGGCGTATAAGGAGACTGAACAATGGCAATTTCACGCGCACAACTCCTCAAGGAGCTTCTGCCGGGACTGAACGCCCTGTTCGGTCTTGAGTATTCGCGTTACGGCGAAGAGCACAAGGAAATCTTCGAAACTGAATCTTCAGAGCGTAGCTTCGAAGAAGAAACCAAGCTGTCGGGCTTCTCGGCTGCTCCGGTTAAGAACGAAGGTTCGGCGATTTCCTACGACAACGCTCAGGAAGTCTTCACTGCTCGCTACAACCACGAAACGATTGCCCTCGGGTTCTCGCTCACGGAAGAAGCGATTGAAGACAACCTGTATGACAGCCTCTCGGCTCGTTATACTAAGGCGCTTGCCCGTGCGATGTCGTACACCAAGCAGACTAAGGCTGCTGCGGTCCTGAACAACGGCTTCGATTCCGATTTTGTCGGCGGCGATGGCGTACCACTGTTCTCGGCTTCACACCCACTGGTCTCAGGTGGCACGAACTCAAACATTCCGTCGGTCGCTGCTGACCTCAACGAAACTTCGCTTGAAGCTGCTGTTATCCAAATTGCTGGATGGACAGACGAGCGCGGTCTCTTGATTGCAGCTAAGCCTCGCAAGCTGGTTATTCCTTCGGACCTTCAGTTCGTTGCGACTCGCCTGCTTGAAACGGAACTTCGTGTTGGCACTGCTGACAACGACATCAACGCAATCAAGTCAAACGGTGCGATTCCGGAGGGTTACACAGTTAACCACTTCCTCACCGACTCAGATGCGTGGTTCCTGACGACCGACGTACCTAACGGTCTGAAGCACTTTGTTCGTACGCCGATGGCTACGGGCATGGACGGTGACTTCGACACCGGTAACGTACGTTATAAGGCTCGTGAGCGTTACAGCTTTGGCTGGAGCGACCCACTGGGCATGTACGGTTCCGAAGGCGCTGCCTAAGGAAACAGGGGGGAAGGGGAGGATTAAGTTCCTCCCCTTTCTTTTTTACCACATAAGTGGTAAAGCTTAACTACTAGGTAAATAACTCGTACCGACTGGCCTAGCAGACGTAGTAGAGACGGTACGAGGATGTGCTACTACACGGAGTATTTATAATGGCTCAGACTACTTTTTCAGGTCCCGTCGCTTCAGAAAACGGTATGCTTGTTGGTGCAAGCGGTTCTGTAACTTCTGCTACCCCCGGCATCTACTCGGGAAGCGGCGCTCCGACCATTTCGGCTGCCCAAGGTTCGCTCTATTTGCGTTCGGATGGTTCGAGCACAAGCACACGTGCTTACATCAACACTGACGGCGGTACTACTTGGACTAACGTTACAACTGCTGCTTAATAGGAGGGTCTTCCTATGGCTCAGCAAACAGACGTTCTCGCCACCAAGCCCCTAGGGGCCGGTACGGCAAGCTTCAAAGATCAGGCGAATAACGACCTCGGTCGAGTACGTATCAAAGGTCTCCACATTGAGTGCGGCGCTAGCGCTGGCTCGGTGGTCCTTAAGGATGGAAGTGGGGGCAGCACGCTGCTTACCATTAATACACCGACGGTTGCGAATGGCGGTGCTTACGATGTCGTCATTCCAGACCAAGGTATTCTTGCAAAGACGGGCCTATATGGTACGATTACTAACACAGCGTCAGTAGTCGTATTTTATGGGTGATTTATGCAAAACGAACAGGGCTTCGATCTAGCGGGCCGTAGTATATTTATCGCGCTTCCCGCGTACGACTTTAAGGTATCCTTGAAGTTGGCCGTATCGCTTGCTCGTTTTGCACAGGCCGCGCCTCGCCACGGGATTAGTTTGCAGATCGGAAGTATCTGCGGCTGTTCCGTGGTTTCGCGTGCCCGCAACCTACTTGTTCGTGACTTCCTTGACTCTGAGTGCACTGAACTTCTTTTTATTGATAGCGACATCAACTTCGAGCCAGATGCTATTCTGCGTTTGATGGCTTGGGGTTCTGACCCGGACAAGGGTATCGTGGCTGCGCCTCCCCGTGTGCGCGACGAGAAACTGCGCTATATCACCGACCTAGACCAAGATGAGAACGGCCATATTACCATGAACGGTATGGGGCTAGTTCGCGCTGAGCGTGTGGCTACGGCCTTCATGTGGGTTAACCGCAACGTATTTACTGATCTGGTTGGCGCTCACCCGGAGTGGGGATACTACGATCAACGTGCAGATAAGCAGCTTAACGCTGTGTTTGATTTCAAAGTAACCCCTGAGGGTTACATCGGCGAAGACTTTCTATTCTGTGATCGCGCAAGAGAAGCAGGCTATGAAGTCTGGATCGATCCAACAATTACTTTAGGCCACATGGGTGTGCAAGAATATGTCGGTAATTTCGGCGAAGATGTGCTATATCCCATGGTAGATCATGAAGAAGGACTAGTTTAATGGGTAAAGTCGGTAAAGCAATGGCGGGCGTTCTTGGCGGCGGCCTCGGATACGGTCTCGCAAGCGGCAAAATTGGCCTCGGCGATATCGCGAAGTACGGCGGCTTCGGCTTAGCTGGTATGGCGGCCCATAAAGCTCTCCGCAAGAAAAAGAAGAAAAAACCGGGTGAGCCGGAAGGCGGAATGACGGCTGGCGCTGAACCTACCATGCGCAAGGGCGGTAAGGTCAAGAAGATGGCTAAGGGCGGTAAAGTAAGCTGCCGCCGTGGCGACGGTATCTGCCGTCAGGGCCACACCAAGGGGAAAATGAGATAATGGCTAAGTCTCCGGCATGGACACGTAAGGCGGGCAAGAACCCTAAAGGCGGACTCAACGCAAAGGGTCGCGCTTCCTACAACCGTGCCAATCCGGGGAAGCCGGGCCTCAAAGCGCCGGTAAAAAAGGCGCAGGCCAAAAAGTCGCCCAAGTCGGCGGCACGACGTAAGAGCTTCTGCAAACGCATGAAGGGCATGAAGAAGAAACTAACTTCGGCCAAAACCGCCCGCGACCCAAACTCGCGGATTAATAAATCGCTTAGAGCTTGGGATTGTTAAAATGAGCGTTATCCATCCTTCGGAAACAGTAAAGCACGTAGTGGACGGGCTTTCTATAGCTACGGTGTTAGGTACATTGGCTGAATTTCTCCCCGCTGCCGCCGCGTTGTTTACCGTCGTATGGACGGGGATTCGTATTTACGAAACACGTACTGTTCAAAAACTTTTGGGTAAGGATACTAACGATGCCGGGTAAACGTGGACCAATGGTCACCCTGAAAATAGATGACCTTGAAAAACGCACTGCAAAGCGCGACGCTGACCGTAAAGAGGCGGAGCGTAAGTCGAAGGAACTCGATAAGGGTGCAGTTGAACGCGGTAATCGCGAACAAAAGCGGGAAGCAGAAAGCCTTAAGAAGCTGCGTGAGCGTATGCCTAGGGGCATGAAGTGCGGCGGTAAGGTCCACAAGATGGCCAAGGGTGGTAAGGTTAACCATAAGGGTTGTGGTATCGCCAAGCGCGGTCTGACCAAGGGTCGGATGGTCTAACATGCGTGGTTGCCGTGGCATGGGTAAGATGATGAAGTCTAAAATGCCGAAGGGTATGGCTAAGGGCGGCAAGTTGGATATTTCCAAAGCCATCAAGAAGCCGGGTTCGCTCCGCAAGAGCCTCGGTGTGAAGAAGGGCGAGAAGATTCCGGCTAAGAAGTTGGCCAAGGCCGCTAAGGCTCCCGGCAAGATGGGCCAGCGTGCGCGCTTTGCCCAGACGCTGGCGAAGCTTAGGAAGAAGTAATATGATGAAGTGCCGTGGCATGGGTAAGATTAGGAAGGGCATGGCCAAGGGCGGCTCCGTTAAGGATGCCTGCTACAATAAGGTCAAGTCTCGGTATAAGGTCTTCCCATCCGCCTATGCCTCGGGCGCTATCGCTAAGTGCCGTAAGAAAGGCGCTAAGAACTGGGGTACTAAGAGTGGCCGTTCGTAAGACAGCAAAAGGTGCCGCTCTCAAGCGCTGGTTTAAGGAAGACTGGAAAGACGTACGTACAGGCAAAGCTTGCGGACGTAAGAAAGGTGAAAAACGCGGTACGCCGTATTGCAGACCGACAAAACGGGTGTCCAGCAAAACACCTAAAACGTCATCTGAGATGACTACGTCGGAGAAGCGCAAGCGTATCGCACAAAAGAAACGTCTAGGCCAACCGGCGGGTAAGCCTAGAAGAGTAGAAGCGGCTCGAAGGAAGAAGAAATGACCACTACCGGCACTTCTGCATTTAACCTCGACCTCAACTCGTTAGTCGAAGAGGCTTTCGAGCGCTGCGGCGCTGAGCTGCGTACGGGATATGACCTACGTACGGCTCGCCGTAGCCTAAACCTACTCACCATCGAGTGGGCTAACCGTGGGATTAACCTATGGACCATCGAGCAAGGCAGCATACCGCTGGTACAGGGGCAGATTGCTTACGACCTTCCGGTAGATACTATTGACCTTCTCGACCACGTAATCCGCACCGGCACAGGCACAAACCAGTCTGACATCAATATCAACCGTATCAGCGTGGATACCTACTCGACGATCCCGAACAAAAACGCTCAGGGTCGTCCCATCCAAGTCTGGATTAACCGGCAGTCGGGCGCAACCGAGTCGGGCGGCGTAGCTAACCCGCAGATCAATGTGTGGCCTACCCCCGATGGCGCTAACACTTATACGTTTGTTTATTGGAGACTGCGCCGCATCCAAGACGCAGGCGATGGCGTTAACACTCAGGATATCCCGTTTCGCTTTCTCCCCTGCATGGTTGCAGGGCTTGCATACCACCTGTCCCGTAAGGTACCCGGCGCGCTAGAACGTACCGCAATGCTTAAGATGGAATACGAAGAGTTGTTCCAGCAGGCCGCCGATGAAGACCGCGAAAAGGCTACACTGAGAATAGCGCCTCGGCAGATGTATCTCTAGGGGGTGTTATGTCTAGTAACTACGCACTCGGCAAAAAGGCTATCGCAGAATGCGATAGATGCGGGTTTCGGTACAAACTCAAAGAGCTGAAAAGCATTGTCATTAAGACCAAAGAGGTCAACCTCCTCGTATGCCCAACTTGCTGGGAAGAAGATCAGCCCCAACTTCAACTGGGTATGTATCGTATTGAAGACCCCCAAGCACTACGCAACCCACGTCCCGACAACAGCTACCAACAGAGCCGGGACATTCAGTGGGGCTGGAGTCCTGTAGGGCTAAATAACCCTTTGGGTTTGTCCGGACTCGAAGATGTGTTAGAAGCACAGGGTGCACTAGGAACAGTAACCGTAACTACGGAGTAAGGATATGCGCGTTAAAAACCACTCGACCATGAAAATGACACCCGTTCCAAAAGTAGACGGGTACCCAAATAAAGTGCCTAATACTCAAACAGTACGTATTCGCGGTTGCGGTGCGGCGACAAAGGGTTGTGGCGCTAGCAAGAAAATGGGCTAACGGATGAACTATACCGAACTAGTCTCTACCATTAAGGCGTATGCGGAAAACGACTTTCCGGATACCGCAGGTTCTGGTGGCCTTACGTCAACAGAGCAGCTGGACACGTTTATCCGTCAGGCGGAAGAGCGCGTGTTTAACTCTGTGCAGCTACTTGACCTGCGTAAAAACGTGACTGGTTCGTGTACTTCCGGAAATAAGTACTTATCCGCCCCCGCAGATTGGCTTGCTACCTTCTCTATTGCAGTCATCGATAGCGACGGACGCTATGAGTATTTGCTAGATAAAGACGTGAACTTTATCCGGGAAGCGTTCCCGAACCCATCTGCTACGGGCAAGCCGACGCACTACGCGTATTTTGATAAAGATTCTTTTATCCTCGGCCCGACGCCGGACGACGACTATGATGTCGAACTCCACTACTTCTACTACCCGGCATCGATTGTGGATGCCAATACCACGTGGCTCGGAGATAACTTCGATAGCGTGCTGCTTTATGGTTCGCTGTTAGAGGCTGCTACTTATATGAAGAGCGAGCCGGATGTAATCACGGTGTATAAGCAGCGGTATGATGAAGCGCTTGGTATGCTCAAGCAGCTGGGGGATGGCAAGAACCGTCAAGATATGTATCGTACCCCTCAAGTTAGATATCCGGTGGGGTAATAAATGATAGACCAAGTAGGAACAGTATTAGGCGGATCGGTCACAGTAGCCACTTCGAGTGGCCGTGGCTTTACGCCGGAAGAGATAGCCGAGCGAGCGTTGGACAAGATTATCCACGTAGGTTCTAACACTCACCCAGCTATAAGAGACCAAGCGGAGTCGTTTAAAGATGATATTCGTCAGGTTTTAGTGTATTATATGCACGAAGCCGTACGGTCTAACAAAGTAACTCTGGCTAATAAATTTAAATCGGCGGGTCACCCAGAGTTGGCCTCCCTCTTGGACTCATAGGAGACTGCAATGGCAATTACGCAAGCTATGTGCACCAGTTTCAAAGCAGAACTTCTGCAAGGTGCACACGATTTCCGCGCTTCGGGCGGCGACACTTTTAAACTGGCGCTTTATACGTCTTCAGCTAGCATCGATGCTAACACGCTGGCGTACATTACGTCTAATGAAGTTTCGTCTTCGGGCACTAACTACACAGCGGGCGGCGAAACGCTGACTCGCACAGGGGTTACCAGCACCAACACATCTGCATCTGCGGGTGTCGGGTATACTGATTTCTCGGACGTTACTTTTAGCTCGGTATCTTTGACAGCGCGGGGCGCGCTTATTTACAATAACACCCCGGCTGGTTCTGCCAACACAAACGCTGCGGTTGCAGTGCTTGACTTCGGTGCAGACAAGACTGCTACTGACGGTGACTTTACGATTATCTTCCCAACTTACGACAGCACCTCAGCTATTATTAGGATTGCTTAATGGCTCTAGTCCTTGCAGATCGTGTACGTGAGACCTCGGCGACCACGGGAACCGGCACTTTTACCCTAGATGGGGCGGTGACCGGTTTCCAGTCGTTCGCGGCTGTAGGTAATGCAAACACTACTTACTATACGATTGCTGGGCCTAATAATAACGAGTGGGAAGTTGGGATTGGTACGTATACCGCATCCGGTACTACGCTATCTAGAGATACCATTCTCGACTCTAGCAACGGCGGCTCTGCCGTAAACTTTACTGCGGGTGAGAAGCAGGTATTTGTCGTCTATCCGGCGGACAAAACTGTAAACGCTGACGCTTCTGATACCGTAAACATATCTACACTTGCTGTCACTTCTGGTACAATTAGCACTGCCCCTACTTCGGGGACGGACTTAGTAAACAAGACCTACGTTGATACTGTTGCAGCAGCGTCTCTCCACTACCATTCACCTGTAAAGTATGAAACTCCGGTAGCGCTGCCTAGCAACTCCTATAACAACGGCTCATCCGGGGTAGGCGCTACGCTAACAGCTACGGCGAACGGTACGCTTTCGGTAGATGGGCAAACCCCGGCAGTCAATGACCGTATTCTAGTATACCAAGAATCCACCGCTGCACATAACGGCGTATATACAGTAACTAATACCGGGTCGGCTTCTACACAGTGGGTGCTTACGCGTGCTACTGACGCAGACAGTTATGCCCCAAGCGATCCCGACGCGCTAGGCCAAGGTGACGCTTTCTTTGTTACTTCGGGCGACACGGGTGCAGGCGAGACATATGTCTGCAATACTGAGGGGACCATTGTCTTTGGTACCACGGATATCACGTTTGTGCAGATTTCTTCCGCGCAAATTTATTCTGTAGGTACAGGGCTAACTTTAACTGGTACTCAGTTCAGCCTTACGACTCCGGTTGCTCTTGCTAACGGCGGTACTGGTTCGACCACTGCCTCTGGCGCACGTACTAACTTAGGTCTCGGGACAATAGCCACGCAAGCGGCTAATAACGTAGCCATTACCGGGGGTACAATCTCGGGCATCAATACGTTCTCTAACTCAAAGATTGAACGCTACCGCGAGGATGTAACTGCCTCGACCATTAGCTCTACTTCGCACACGCTTGACCTAGCCACTGCAAACATTTTTGAGCTGACCATGAACAGCAGCATTACATCGCTGACAATTTCAAACCCACCTTCTTCGGGCGAGGCGTACAGCTTTACGGTCATAGTAAAACAAGACGGAACAGGCTCTCGGACTATTTCGTGGCCTGCTTCAGTTAAGTTCCCTAATGCTTCTACGCCAACCTTGACTACTACCCCCAACAAAGTGGATATATTGAACTTTATAACTACGGACGGCGGTACAACCTACTACGGTGCTCTATCGCTGGCTAACCTGTAAGGACATCGATATGGCCATACAAAAGATAGACTCCATTTACCTATATACCGGAATGACTTGGGCACCAGATGAAACTGGCCCTAGCGTAGAGGCTCGGGACCACATGGACTCCCTAGGCATCCCATACATGCATATGAACTATGCTGACCCAGAGCAGCATGAGGCGGCGCTATCTCCGCTCCGCGACTGGGCTATGGTCGGCATGCCGGACAGCCTCGATGAGTTTCCGTTTGTGGTGTATACCGAAGTGCACGACGACATCGACACAGAGTTTCAGCCCAAAGTTATCATCTACGGGCTAGACGCTATCAAACAGTCTAGTATCGCCACCCTATACAAGCTGGGGAGGTAGGTAGTGCCTCTTAGCCACCTCAATGTGGACGGTTCTGCGGCGGGGACAATAACCTTTAATGCGCCCGGGACATTCATAGTACCGACTGGCATATATAGCGTTAATGTATCCGGTAAAGGTGGCGCAGGTAACCCCGGTAATGCTGGCAACCCCGGCACTGCGGGTAACGCAGGTAATCCGGGTAATAACGGTGTTGCGGGGGCAGCCGGTAATGGAGGTGCCGCAGGGAATACCGGTGGCGCAGGTAACCCCGGTAATGCAGGTACTAACGGTGTTGGGGGTCCCGGTGGAGCCGCTGGCGTTGCCGGTAATGCAGGCGCTAAGGGTAACGCAGGTAACCCCGGCAATAATGGCGTTGGTGGTCCGGGCGGTGCGGCGGGCGTTGCAGGTAATGCGGGCACCAAGGGTAATGCCGGTAATGCGGGCAATAATGGCGTAGGTGGTCCCGGAGGCAATGCGGGGGCCGCAGGGAACCCCGGTGCAAAAGGAAATGCGGGTAACCCCGGTAATAACGGCGCAGGTGGTGCTGGCGGGGCGCGAGGCAATGCTGGTAACGCAGGCACTAAAGGCAACAACGGCAACCCCGGTAATAATGGGGTAGGAGGTCCGGGCGGAGTCCGAGGCAACGCCGGTAACGCTGGCGGCACAGGCAATGCGGGTAACCCCGGAAACAATGGGGCTAGAGGCAATGCCGGTACAGGCGGAAGTGCAGGTAACGCTGGGTCTAAAGGCAACAATGGTAACCCCGGAAATAACGGGAATGGGGGAACTGGAGGCGCAGGCGGCAGTGCGGGCAACCCCGGCAATGCTGGTAATGCTGGTGGTCGTGGAGGCGGCGGCGGAGGCGGCGGAGGCGGTGCGGGTACTTTTGTAGGCAACCCCGGCAGCGCAGGCACAAGCTATTCAGGCAATGCGGGATCGGGGGGCGCTGGCTCTACCAATTTCAGTATTCCCGGAACTGCGGGTAACGCCGGTAATGCGGGCGCGGCAGGTAATAACGGTAGCGCAGGTACAGGTGCTAACTCAGGTGCCGCAGGCAACCCCGGCAATGCGGGCGCAAACGGAAACGCAGGTTCTACAGGCGCAAACGGTAACGGTGCGACAAACGGCAATGCGGGCAACCCCGGAGGCGCGGGCGCTAACGGTAACCCCGGAAACACGGGTAATGCGGGGAGTGGTGCAAACGCTGGTGGGGCCGCGCCGAACACTTGGCCCGGACAAAACGGGGCCAACGGAAACGCAGGTAATACAGGTGCCGCCGGTACGGGTGCTAATTCAGGTGCAGCCGGAAGTCCCGGCAATGCAGGGGCCAATGGGAATGCGGGCACTACAGGTGCCGCTGGTACCGGAGCCGGAAGTGGGGGTGCCGCACCGAACACTTGGCCCGGCCAAAACGGCGCGAACGGCAATGCCGGAAATACAGGGGCAGCAGGGACGGGAGCTACAAGCGGGGGCGCTGCCCCAAACACTTGGCCCGGTCAAAACGGTGCAAACGGTAATGCCGGAAACACGGGCGCAGCAGGTACGGGTGCGACAAACGGCGGCGCTGCTCCAAGTACTTGGCCCGGTAAGTCTGGAGCGAATGGTAACCCCGGCAATGCTGGAGCAAACGGCACTGGAGCCACCGCCGGTAATCCGGGCGGTTCAGGCAACCCCGGAGTAGCGGGTAATAACGGTACTGGTGCAGCGAACGGCAACCCCGGCAATAATGGCAATGCAGGTAATGCAAGTTCTTTCGGTTCCTATATAACCTGCCCCGGCGGAGCAGGCGGCACAGCAGGGAACGGCGGCACGGGATCAAATGGTGTAGCAGGCGCAGCAGGTAACCCCGGCAACGATGGCACTGCCGGTAACCCCGGAAACAACGGAGTGGGCGGCGCAGCAGGTAATGGCGGGTCCGCAGGTAATGATGGCACCGCAGGTAACTCAGGCAATCCGGGGAATAACGGGGTAGGTGGCCCCGGCGGTGCAGCCGGTGTAGCAGGCAATGCTGGCGTTAAAGGTAACTCAGGCAATCCGGGGAATAACGGGGTGGGTGGCCCGGGGGGCAGTGCAGGCTCAGCGGGCAATGCAGGTACTAAGGGCAATGACGGTAACCCGGGCAATAACGGAGTGGGCGGCCCCGGAGGCGCACGTGGTAATGCAGGTAATGCAGGCTCGGCAGGTAATGCTGGTAACCCCGGAAATAATGGTGCGGGCGGTCCCGGCGGTGCAGCCGGTGTAGCAGGCAATGCTGGCGCTAAAGGTAATGCGGGTAACCCCGGAAATAATGGTAACGGCGGCGCTGGCGGTGCCCGTGGTAATGCTGGTAACCCCGGCAATGCCGGTAACCCCGGTAACGCAGGTAACAATGGCGTAGGAGGCCCCGGCGGGGCACGCGGTAATGCTGGTAATCCCGGCAACGCTGGCGGAAGTGGCAACCCCGGAAACAATGGGGCAGCAGGCAATGCGGGTAACGGCGGAGCGGGCGGCAACGGCGGAGGCGGAGGCACGAGCGGGGGCATTCCGGGCGGTGCTGGCGGTAACCCCGGCGGTAGTGCAGGTAACTCTGCTTTAGGCACCGTTGCAGGTAACGGAGGGGCGGGCGGTAGTCCGGGCGGCGGCGCTGGCGGAAACGGAGGGTCGGGTGACACCAAACTGGATATACCCGGAGGTAGCGGCGGTGGCGGCGGCGGTGCAGGTGTAGCTGGCAACCCCGGAAATGCGGGCGGTGCGGGCGCAAATGGCAACACTGGAGCTAGCGGTAACGCAGGCACAGGAGCCAATGCAGGTGGCGCTGCTCCAAACACTTGGCCCGGTCAGAACGGTGCTAACGGCAACTCTGGCTCCAACGGTAATGCTGGAACGGGTGCAAACTCGGGCGGTGCGGGAAGCCCCGGAAATGCTGGCGCGAACGGCAACGCAGGTACCACAGGTGCCGCAGGTAACGGCGCTACCGCAGGTGGTGCCGCACCAAATACATGGCCGGGTCAAAATGGAGCTAATGGCAACGCGGGTAACACCGGCGCTGCTGGTACAGGCGCTACCGCAGGTGGTGCGGCACCAAATACATGGCCGGGTCAGAATGGTGCTAGCGGTAATGCAGGTAATACTGGCAGTGCAGGTACCGGGGCTACTTCGGGTGGCGCGGCTCCAAACACATGGCCGGGCCAGAATGGCGCGAACGGAAATGCAGGTAATACAGGCGCTGCCGGTACAGGTGCAACGAGCGGCGGGGCAGCCCCGAATACGTGGCCGGGTCAGAATGGCGCAAATGGCAATGCCGGTAATACAGGCTCTGCGGGCACCGGTGCAACAAACGGTAATGCTGGCGCTCCCGGAAATGCTGGCGCGGCGGGCAATGCTGGCTCTGCGGGTAACAACGGTACAGGCGCTACTCCGGGCAATGCGGGTTCGTTCAACTCCGGCAATGCTGGAAACGCTGGCTCTGTTGCAGCTACGAATAGCACAAACGCAGCAAAAGTTTGGCCGTACCAAACGATTAGCGTAACAGTGGGTACCGGTAGTAGTGACGGACAAGTAGTTGTGTCGTGGGGATAGACCACAACCGACTAGCAGTGGTGATGGCTTGCTTTGACCAACTGCCGCAATACCAAAGAGATTGGATCAACAACAACGAGCAATTAAATTTGCATGACGATCACATCTTAAGAGGCAAGCAAGAAGTTGACAGATGTATGGTAGAAGTCGAAAAAGGCAACATTGTCTATAAGGAAGGCAACGGCCAAAATTAGGAGCTACCATGTTTAAGAGCGTATTTAAGGCGAAGGAAATTGAATTCCTTTGCGCGGAGGAAGACTGGGGGATCATACCAGCCCCTTTTGCTGCCAAAAAAGATATCCCGGATTGGTTCAAGGCGCTGCCTCCCAAGCTGGGCAATCAAGGGTTTAACACCTCTACGATCAAACGGTGCATGCCATTTTTAGATGCTTTGTGCGTGGGCTACATCATACCACTTGCGGCTGACGTGCACTTTCAAACAAATGAAGATGCGTCTGGTGTGAACTTCGAGTGGAAGTTCCATAAAAATATGGTTGAAACGCATACGTTTGAACAAATAACCACAGAGAAATCACCTAACCCGTTACTTCCTAAACCCCCCATGAAGTTTCTTAATTACTGGATGATTAAGACCCCACCCGAGTATAGTCTCCTATTTATACCCCCACTTAACCGCGTTGAACCACGGTTTACTTGTTTTTCTGGTTTTGTTGACCACCCATATTACGAGCAGGAATACATAAATTTCCCGTTCGTCTGGCACCAAGAAAACACGTCTGAGATACTCCCTGCGGGAACCCCGCTTGTGCAGGTTATACCTATCAAGAAAGATGAACTACTGCCAAAGTCCCGCAGCCGTAAAATGACGGACATAGAGGTAGCTAACACCGAACAGCTTAGAGCGCGCCGCAGCTTGGTGCATGAGAGCATTTACCGCGACAACCTCCACAGGCGTAAGTGATATGGCTATATATAATTTCTTAGATATGCCCCCACAAAACGGTGAAAATCAAAGCTTTGTTACTTGGGAAGGGGGATTCACCGAGGAAGAGTTGGATAGGATCGAGGCTTATTGCGACAAGCTAGCTACGACTACTGCCACGCTAGCCTTCAACGAGAATACGGAAGGCGTCCGGGAATCCAAAGTCGGCTGGATAACTCTAGATGCTGAGACCGAATGGTTCTACGACCGTATGGCATATATAGCTAGGCAGTTAAACGCGCAGTTCTACCGGTTCGATCTTACCGGGTTTGTAGAGGACATGCAGTTTACGGTTTACGAGAGTGACCACAAAAGTTTTTACGAGTGGCACGTTGACGCGGGCGACGACACTAACACGCCCAGAAAGCTAAGTATGGTGCTGCCACTAACCGACCCAAAAAAGTATAAAGGTGGTAAGTTACAGGTAAAGACAACTAAAGACGACACTGAACCCGACGCTACTAGGGGCACGGTAATCGCCTTCCCGTCTTATAGACTACATAGAGTCACGCCAGTAACGCATGGCTTACGCAAGAGTATTGTGGTATGGGTAGGGGGGCCGCCGTTCAAATAATATAACGGTATAACTTAGGAGAACTTCCTTGTTCGGTATTTCACCGTTTTCTACTGCCCCGTTCTCAGCGCTTGGTTCGCAGAGTGCGGAGGTTTTGGTCACCGGTGTATCCGCCAGTGCAGGACTTTCTTCGGTTACCGTAGACACTGCAAAACGTGTATTCCCTACGGGGGTAGAAGCTACCGGCGCAGTAGGCACAGTCAGTGTAACCGCTGAAGCATCTGCCTCACTCACGGGGGTTTCTGCAAGCGGCGAGCTTGGTACGCTAACTATAGAGCTTTTAACGCCGGTTACTGTTACGGGCGTGCAGGCAAGTGGGGAGACAGGAAATGTCACCGCTGCCGCAGAAGCGACCGCCTCACCTACCGGGCTAGAAGCAACTGGCGGAGTTGGTAGTGTTACCTTCTCGGTAGACGGCAGTGTAACCCTTACTGGGGTCAGCGCTTCGGGTGCCGTCGGCACTACCGCTGTTAATATCGATGTAGATGTAACGCTTAGCGGGGTCGAAGCGACCGCTATAGTAGATGGCGCAATCCCGCCGGTAGATATTACCGGAGACGCCAATGTCACGCTTACCGGTGTTAGCGCATCGGGCGAGGTAGGCACAGTAGATTCCGGTATCTTCGTTGAATTTACGCTTACGGGAGTTACGGGCACTGGGGAGCTTGGTACAACGACACAGGCGGCAGACGCGTCTGTAACGGTATCGGGTGTAGAAGCCACTACAGTAGTTGGGTCTCCTTCTTTCTCCATAGGCGGCAGCGCAACGCTAACCGGCGTATCTGGTACCGGCGAAGTCGGCGATGTCACTGCTTCTATACCAGTATTTATACTTGTAACGTCGGTATCGGCGACCGGGGCAATAGGTACGGTAAGTACTGCGGGTAATTCACAAGTTACTATAACTGGTGTACAAGGGGTCGGGCTAATTACTAGGCCGCTTGTTTGGGGCGAGATAAACGACAACCAAACCCCGAACTGGCAGGCTGTAAACGATGGGAATACGGTCGTTTGGGAAGAAATACCTACATAGGAAACAGATATGGCGAGCACCTACAGCACTAATCTTAAAATCCAGTTGATGGGGACCGGTGAGAACTCCGGCGCTTGGGGTAGTGTAACCAACACCAACCTCGGCACCACGCTGGAAGAAGCTATTGTCGGTTCGTCGGACGTTTCGTTCTCTAGCGGAGACGTTACTCTTACGCTTACGGACGCTAACACTACGCAGGCTGCTCGCCACATGCGTCTTAACTTGACCGGCACTACGGGCGGCGCACGTAACCTAATCGTGCCCGCAATCGAGAAAGTGTACATAGTCAGCAACGGGTGCGCAGACGCGGTTACGGTAAAGAACTCGACGGGCACGGGCATTGCGGTGCCTGCCGGTAAAACCATGTGGGTGTTTAATAACGCCACCAACGTCGTAGATGTAGTAACTCACCTCACTTCGCTCACTCTTGGCACCGCCCTTCCTGTAGCCTCTGGCGGCACTGGCGACACAACTGCCTCTGGTGCACGGACCAATCTGGGTCTCGGTTCTATCGCCACACAAAACTCTACTTCGGTATCTATTACTGGCGGCTCAATCACCGGGATTACCGACCTCGCTATTGCAGATGGCGGCACGGGTGCGGGGACAGCTTCAGCCGCACGTACTAATCTTGGGGTGGCTATTGGTTCAGATGTCCAAGCTTACGACGCAACCCTGACGGCACTCGCCGCGTACAATACCAACGGGCTGCTAACTCAGACTGCAACGGATACATTTGCAGGGCGCACGCTAACCGCAGGTAGCGCTAAGATCAGCATCTCCAATGGCAATGGCGTATCGGGTAACCCTACTGTTGACCTCGGTTCAGTTGCTTCTACGGACCTTACCGACAGCGCGTCGATTGTAACTCTTACGGGTACGCAAACACTCACTAACAAAACTATTAGTGGGTCGAACAATACCATTACTAACGTATCCCTAACTACCGGAATTACAGGTACGCTAGCAATTGCTAACGGCGGTACTGGTTCTACGACCGCTTCGGGCGCACGCTCTGCTCTAGGTCTCGGCACGTTGGCGACCCTCAACACTATTAATAACGACAACTGGTCGGGTACGGACCTCTCGGTTGCTAACGGCGGTACAGGGCAATCCTCCTTCACCGATGGCCAGCTGCTTATCGGCAATACCACTGGCAATACGCTAACTAAAGCGACGCTTACTGCGGGTGCAGGTATCACTATCACCAACGGCAACGGATCGATTACCATTGCGGCCCCAACTGCCGGGGGTGGTACAGTTACCAGCGTAGGGACATCAGGCTCAGTAAACGGGCTGACGCTGACTGGTGGACCCATAACCGGCTCGGGGACTGTAACACTAGGCGGTACACTTGCTATTAGCAACGCAGACTGGAGTGGGACTGACCTAACCATTGCTAACGGCGGCACCGGAGCAAGTGACGCAGCAGGTGCGCGGACCAACCTTGGCCTAGGCACTCTCGCCACTGCAAATACCATAAACAACTCCAATTGGTCAGGTACTGATCTGGCTGTTACCAATGGCGGCACGGGCGCAAGCGATGCGACTACTGCTCGGACCAATCTTGGCCTTGGCACTATTGCTACTCAGTCAGCGGCCAGCGTATCTATTACGGGCGGCTCAATTACAGGGATTACTGATCTCGCGATTGCTGATGGGGGTACAGGCGCTTCTACAGCCGCTGACGCTAGGACTAATCTTGGTCTTGGCACTATTGCTACTCAGTCAGCAGCTAGCGTGTCTATTACTGGCGGTTCTGTAACAGGCATCACCGATCTCGCGGTCGCCGATGGGGGCACGGGCGCTTCTACAGCCTCTGACGCTAGGACTAACCTAGGTATCGGCTCCATGGCTACCCGCGATGTGACGATCTCAACTAGTGCTCCGTCGGGCGGTTCTGACGGCGATGTTTGGTTCCAGTATACAGCATGACGATTTACTCTAAAGTATCCGGTACTTGGGAAACTATTGACGACCCGCAGGTCAACGTCGGCGGCGTGTGGAAAGACGTGCAAGCTGCATTTGTTAAAGTCTCAGGTGTATGGGAAGAAATATACAATCGCGTGGTTGTGGCTATCACTAACCAGAGCATCTTCTTTAACGCCGTTTCTCCGCAAGATGCCTACGCCCGCTACCAACTGGATAGCGACGGCAAAGTGTACAAATACACCGGAACCACTGCCGGAACCCCGACTACGTATATCGAGGACTGGGTAGACCCCAACAGCGAAGCCAGCAATTATGAGTGCTTTGCCACCGTCAGCGGCTCGGCGCTTGAGACCGGAACGACTGGGTCTTGGCTCGCCCTTACGAGTGACCGCATGTGGGGTATCGCCGAGACCGGGGCAGGTACAAAGTTTACTACCCTAACGGTAACCATACGCGAGGTAGGTACGACTACTAACCTAACGTCCGCGACCATTTCATTGAATGTGAGCACTGCGTAATGCCTTTTATTAAACTCCAAGCCAGACCCGGCATTAATCGCGACCAGACTAATTATTCTGGCGAAGGCGGCTGGTGGGAGTCGGAAAAGATACGGTTTAAAAACGGGCTGCCACAGAAGATTGGCGGCTGGGAGAAGTACACTCCTAATACTGTCGTAGGCTACGCCCGGCAGATGTTTAACTGGATTACTACGTTTAGTAATAACTACCTTGCAGTTGGCACCAACGCGCAAGCGTACATCGAAGATGGCGGGTATTTCAACGACATTACCCCGCTGCGTACCACCACCCCCACCCTGTCTTCGCCAGATACCGATAACTGCATTACAACTTTTATAGGGTCAGGCACGATCCGAATCGACTTAGGTGCCTCGCACAATGCCGGTGTCGGCAACTCTATAACTATTTCTGGGGTGACGGGCACCGTAGGTGGTATCGCGGATAGCGTAATAAACGCTAAGCACACAATTACATCGGTTGAGAGCGCGACCGCGTTTTTTATCCAAACTAGCGCCACTGCTACTTCCACTGTAGCTGGTGGGGGCGGCACCGCTATCGACATAGATTTTGGTTTGCTTCCGGGCAACGAGATAAACACACTTGGTCTGGGCTGGGGCGCAGGTTCTTGGGGCCGCGACGAATGGGGTCTGGGTACCACTACCGGTGGTATAGTCGAGTACCAGCAAGATTGGTGGTTTGATAACTTCGATAACGACCTTGTGATGAACGTGCGTAACGGAGAAGGGTATATCTGGGAGCGCGGCGCAAATGCTGACCCTGCGCCTTCTCTTGCCACACGCGCCATCCGGCTAGTCGATTACGCTACTAATGAGGGATATACTGCTAGTTCTGTCCCCGTAGAGATTATGCAGATTTTGGTATCGCAGCAGGATAAGCACCTGATTGCTTTTGGCGCGGTACCTTTTGGCTCTACTAGCGCTGCCGACTTTGATCCGCTGCTTATTCGTTGGGCTGACCAAGATACCCCCGGCGACTGGACTCCGTCCTCTACCAATACTGCGGGTGACTTGCGCCTTTCCCGTGGATCGCGAATAGTTCGGGCACTGCCAACTCGGCAGGAAATCTTGATCTGGACTGATACGCATCTCTACACGATGCAGTTTTTGGGCACGTTGGACGTATTTGGTATTCAGGAATACGGCGATAATATTTCGGTCATCTCGCCAAGGAGCATGACCACCGCGTCTAACATTACTTTCTGGATGGGTAAGGACAAGTTCTATGCCTACACAGGGCGTATCGAGACCCTACCCTGCACGCTAACAAGCCACGTGTTTGACAACTTTAACTTCACGCAGGCTGACCAAGTGGTCTGCGGTAACAACGAGGAATGGGACGAGATTTGGTGGTTCTATCCGACTGAAGATTCCGACTACAATAATGCCTACGTGGTTTATAACTACGTGCAACAGATATGGTACTACGGCACCCTACCGCGCACTGCATGGCTCGACAGCCCGCTGCGCCCGTACCCACAAGCAATGAATACCGTAGGCGGCACGACAACCGGAAACCTATATAACCACGAGTATGGTATGGATGACGACGGCTCCGCTATGGTCTCTTATATCCGCTCAAACGACTTTGACATGGGCGACGGTGACCAGTTCATGCTTAGTAAGCGAATTGTCCCTGACATAAGTTTTGGTGTATCAACCGCTGAGCAGCCCGAAGTTACTCTAGAGCTAAGGCACCGCAATTTCCCCGGTAGCCCGCTAGATACTGAAGAGGAAGATAACGCCCGGGTAATTCGCACCGCTGTGGGGCAGTATACGGACCAGATATTTGTCCGCGCTCGCGCAAGACAGATGGCGTTAAAGGTAGTGTCTGAAGGTCTAGGCGTTGACTGGCGACTGGGCGTACCTCGTCTTGATGCTAGGCCGGACGGGCGACGCTAATGGCTATGAAGTTCTTCCGTGCCGCTAACCTACCGGCACCTATGGCTAACTATAGTCAAGAGCAGTTTCGGCAGCTAGTGCGGTCGTTGGAACTATACTTCTCGCAGATGGACTCACAAACGCCAATAACGGCAGAATACTTCCAAGGGCACGGCGAATATATTATAAATCCATGTGGTTTGTTCTACGACACTACTACGCAAACACTTGCTACTGCCGACACAGCTACGCCAGTTGAGTTTGGCACTACGTATATTAACCATGATATATCTATAGCAGGCGCAAATAACTCTCAGATCACTGTTGCTAAAGCCGGTATTTATAACTTCCAGTTTACGGCTACAATAGAAAGTACAAACTCCAGCGCTAAAGATGTCTATATATGGATTAACCGTAATGGTACGGATGTCGGGTATTCTGCTAGGCCCTATACTATTAGCGGCAGCGGTACAGAAAGAACGTTCAGTTTTAACTTTAATATAGACTTACAGGCTGGGCAGTACATAGAATTAAAGTGGGCTTCGCCAGATACTACAGTAACACTAGCGGCAAAAGCTGCGTCTGCGCCGTATCCAGAGGTTGCTTCTACGGTATTAGCCGTTAGTTTCGTTTCAAGTTTAGAAGATGTCACAGTAGGCATCATACCGTAATTGTGTTAGTAAGCGCTTAGTACTAGGGAAATACTACGATGCAGAACATGTACGCACCCATGGCGCAGGCAGTCCGGTCTCAGGGCAGGGGCGATGACTCCATGCTCATCCATATGACCCCCGGCGAGGTTGGCGGCCTACAGGCACTGGCCATGGCGAGCGGCGGTTCACTCTCAATCAACCCGGAAACGGGCCTCCCTGAAGCGGGCTTCCTGTCTAACATCTTGCCGACCGTTCTCGGTCTGGGTCTTGCTGCTACGGGTGTAGGTGCGCCTCTTGCTGCGGGCATCGTGGGTGCTGGCGCTACGGCGGTTACTGGCGATCTCGGCAAGGGGCTTATGGCGGGTCTCGGCGCATTCGGCGGCGCATCTCTTGCTGGCGGCCTTGGGATAGGTAAAGCGGGCGAACAGGCACTCCAAGCAGCAAAAGCAGCGCAGGCTGATAAGGTTTTGACACTGGCCGATAAGGTACCCGCCAGTGAGTTTGCTAGCGCCCTAGGAGATTCAGGCGTTGGTTCTACTCTTTCGCAAGGTGTTTTAGACGGCAGCGGCAGCTGGGTCGAAGGAGCGCAAAACCTTTATAATGCTCAAATTGTACCGGCTGCGCAATTTGGCCAAACCGCTGCGTCTACCGCCACCTCTACTACACCTAGTGTGGCTATGCAGGCGTTTCAAAAAGCGGCGGAAGACGCAGCCAAAGGTCCGGGTATTTTTGATAAGTTTAGCGCTTTTTCACGCCAAGGTCTCCCCGGTGGTATTGCTCAAAAAGCTGCTCCTTATCTAGCTGGCTACGGCGTGGTTGAACCGCTTATGCGTCCGCCTGAAATGGAGGTAATG